TCCGAGAATTGAACTCGGGACCTCCAGTTTACAAGACTGGTGCTCTACGACTAAGCTAAGAGGGCGCGATATCGATTCGATATAAATAGTTGTAATATTGTTTTTTTTATTTTTTTACGCGTGAGGGTGGGATATTGTTATATTATTGTTAATTTTTCTCCTAATTCTTTTTAAGTTAAAAATGTTACATGCTGTGTGCCACCAAGGGTGTCAATAGTATTGACTACCTTTTCACTTTTATCAAAATTTTGAATTGTTTATCTAATAATAGCCATTTCTAATATTTCTGCTATATATCATTAGCTCGAAACAATGGGTCCTGATATTATATTACTTTTTATTGTTTTCATAAACCTTTTCTCGTAAAAAAACATAATATTCATATCGGTCCTTAGATAATTCAGTTTCATATACTTTACAATTACCAGTAGCGATAGTTTCAGTTATCTTTTTATCTATTCCTGAATTAGGATTTTTTTGAATAATGGTATTATAAATTTTTATTGTAGGCCATTTTTCTAAAACCTTTTCAAAAATAAAAATAACTTCTTCGCCCGTTACAGATCTTTTTGTTGTACGTTTTCGCTCTCTCCTTTCTCGTTTCATTTTAATAAATTCATTTTTGTATTTGTTATTATTATTTTTTTTTTGAATTTCATTATCCATATTTATATATTATTTACATGTTTTTATATTTTTCTAATAAAGAAAGGTAATATTCATATATATTTTTGGATGTTTCTGATTCATAAATTATTGTTTTATTATTCTGTAAATTTCTTTTGATGTTTTTTATAATATCAATTGTAACATTGATAGGGATATTATTTTTATTTCTCTCTTCTATTAAATAATCTAATATTTGGGTTGGTTTCCATTTTTCAATGTATTTTTCTAATACAAATATGATTTCATCTAGATGAATTTTTCGTTTTGATAAATTAACTTCTTCTCTGGATAATTTTTTATTATTAATTTTTTCTTCATTTCTACATACTAAATCACCATTTTTAATTCTGGTTATGGTGTGCCTAGGTAACGAGAGTAATTCTTGAACTTCTATATTTTTATAACCTTTTTCTATTAATTCTCTAACTTTTATTATCATTTCATCGCTAATTCCTCCTTTTTTATCTCTTATTGAACATGACATTTTTTTCTTAGTTTCTTTTGAAAATGATTTACCATAATTATGATTTCCATCACCTTTCATTTTTTCAGATTTTTCTTTATCTAGTTGTTTGTTAAGAATTTCTCTGCAAAATTGTGCTTTTATGTTTCTCATTTTTACTGATTCTAAATAACCTTCTTTGCCTGATTTATTTTGATTTAAATCGTTAAAAACTTCTATTTTATGTTTTTCTTCGTTACAAATTTTATACATGTCTTTTTTTACAATATCATCATTTGTGGTTAAAAATACCTCAAATGCTTCACATTGATTATATTTTACAATTAAGTGATTTTTTACTAATTGAATAAATTTTAAACAATCTGATTTTTTATAAATTTCATATTTATGTTTATTTATTTTACCAAAACCTAAAAAATTTTGTATTTCATTTAATAATAAAGGATGATTTTTTTGACTTATCGTTATATTCCAATCATGCAAATCATTATAAATAAAGAAACATCCTTCTGCGTCGAATAACCCTGAAATATATTCAATATTTAATCGTGAAATGTTTGATGCTTCAAAATTATATTTTATGTTATTATTGTATTCAGAACATTTAATGTGTAAAATATCTTTTTCTTCATTTTTATTTGTCAAATTTGCTAATTTATTAAATTCATATAAACATTGATATTGTTGTTCTTTTATTATAAAACTTTCTCTCAAATAATTCATTAATATTTGATATTCATTGTTACGAATCAATAAATTGTATTGATTTCTTATATTGTATTTATGATAATAATCATCATCATTCATAATATTTATATTTTTATCATTTCTATTTGATGAAGAAGTAATACTTCCACCAAAATGATATCGCATAACCTGCAATATGTTTGTTCTACATTGTGTAATTGTAAATCCTGATTGATAACCATCAGTTATTTTCCTTATAAAAATACATCCATCACCATCTATAAAACCAGCAATGTAAGATGGGTGTGGTGGATTTTTATTGAAACGGTTCAAATGTTTTTGATTGTCTATTTCCATTGTATATTGTTATATATACACGTTTATTTAAGCTGTTTTCAATTTTAATATTATAAAATTTTATAATATTAATTTTTATTATTTATTATGGTATTAATTTTTATAAAATAAAAAATATAATAACACGATATAGAGTATTTAGTTACTATATGCGAGGCCGCCCCATAAGCATATAGTTTTATTAATTTTCATTAATAAATTGGACTATCCCTTAAGTCTTCATTGAAAGTTGCTAGCTTTCTCTGACCCATTCCATTATAGTCTCTGAACCTTCTCCATGTGCTTGCATTTGCGCATTTAGGAGCTTGGCTGCGGATTGTCCAATCCTTTTCGTTATTACTATGCCCTAGGTCATTACCCTGGGTATTCATTATATTTTCACATAATGAAGTAGTAGAAAAGGCTCTAAGGATGTTCCTGCATTTTAGAAATGTTGCCTTCACTTGACTAATTAGTCAAACGAAGACTAGCTGGTTATATGATGTGAAATCCTGTTTTTCACATATCTGCTTTACACTGTTTATCCATATTAGGAAGCAAATATCTAATATGGCAGCCAACTGTTCGGCACAGACGGATAATACATTTTGTACTATTGTATATTGTTGTATATACGATTTAATGCCTGACATAATTCTTAGAACGTTGTAGTTTGTGGCATAGACACGTACCTTAGCAGTCTTGGTGCCTTCAACGGTAGCGTTGGAAAGGACTAGTTGAAGGGTAGCGTTATCAATTCTGGAGAAGTTACATGTGCCACTTGGTTGATGCTCTTCTGGACGAAGGGCAAATGAGTAAACATTGATACCAGTGTCTGGGTTTCTGGTGTGAGCTTGGTATGGTTGGACAACATCGAAGTATGAACCTTCACGCTCAGAGAAACGATCTTGACCGTTAAGTTGAAGCTTAGCAGTGACAACTGGATTTTGACCCCAACAGTGCATGTCTAGGGAGGTTTCTGTTAGAACGAATGTTCCGGCATCAGAAACTGATGAGCCACCAATGTGGTTAGGATCTAGATCTTGGACAGCTGTTAGACTGGCTAATGAGTTAGCAGCAGCGGCGGCAGCGGCAGCAGCGGCGTTAAGTGGAACTTGTGGACCACCTAGGTTTGGCTCATTGTAAGGGTTGGAAGGACCGTGCCAGTAGCCAGAGAAACCATCAGGAATGTAGGCATCCATGGCACCAGCGTCTTGGAATAGACCACGAGCATCGATGAAACCAGTGGAGTTTCCGACCTCAGTTGGACCACCAAAAGCGTGGACAGCGTTTGGAAGAGCATCAATGGCATCAGTGTAGTTGAATGGTTGGGCACCTAGGACCTTGAATAGAAGAGCATCACAAACTAGGGATGAGCAATAATCTACGTTTTGATCAGGTTGGACAACCCAAACTAACTCCTTAACTGGGTGGTTGAAGTTAAGCTTGATCTTGTTACTTGATGAACCAACAGATTCATCACCAGTGAATTGAAGCTGGGTAATAAGATATTCATGAGGGTTTTGTGCCATTCTTCTACGTTCATCAGTATCAAGGAAAACGTAGTCAACGTATAGGGAAGCAGCAACTAGAGATTGGTTGTAGGCAATAGTGGCTGGGACTGGACGACCTGGAGCGTATTGAGTGGCAGCTGTTGGTGGAGCACCTGGAGCGGCACATGAAAGAGTTGTAACAGCCCATAGACACTCGTCAATAGGACGGATATCAAGGTTGATTTTTACTTCGTGATACTGCACATCACGTTATACCCCACCTTTCGGTGTATTTTATGTTTCTAGGGATTAGACTATATCTTAAGCTATCATTGAAGTTGATTAGACTTCTCAAACCCAAAACCATTTAGTCGTTGAGCCTTCCTCATGTCCTAATCATATCGGATTTAGAGGCTTGGTTGCTGATTATCCA